ACATTATCAAAGTAACTTAAACTGTTATCAAAATTAGAAATTAAATCTTCAGGATACTTATTCATTAAAATATTTGCTTCGTGTTTAGCTAGTGCAGCTGCACCAATTGCATTACCTTTAAAGTTTCTATCTTTGTTTAAATAGTAAGAGAAAAGCTCTTCGTATTTTAAATTGTATTGTGCTTCAGGAGTAAGAACTTTTTCTTTACTCATTAAATCTTTTCTAATTAAATCACCATAAGCTTCTTCTATAGATTCATAAGGTTTTCCTGTTCTAGGATTTACTCCTTTGTTATTGAATCTAGCTGTAGCTTCTGAGTATAATTTATTTTTATCATCTTGGCTCATGTTTTTATAGGCAGCCATTACAATATCTTTGTCGTCTTCGTATTGACCTAATTTATTTTTTTGTGTATTTCCATACTCAGACAGGTTTTGTGCAGATAATGTTTTTAATGGTTCTATACCTGCTTTACCTATTGTTTGAAATATAGGTTGTCCACCTGGTTGAGCTAAAATATTAGCACCTAGTCCCATAAAAAAATCAGATCCTTTGTAAGGGTATGGTGAAATCTCTGGTCTTTCTCCTATAGCTTCTTTTAAAACTTCAACCTCACTTGGAAGTTTTTGAACACTTTGATTGCTAGGATCACCTTCACCAGCATAACCTTGTCTGTTAACACCAGTCATAATACCACCGCCGGCTCTACCGCCACGTCTAAACATCGGTCTATTTAAAGTTTTGTTAAACATAATTATTCTTAAAATATTTTAGGAAGTTTCCCACCTAAACCAGTATAAGCTCCCAGTCCTAGTGAAGCTATTCCTAACGCCTGCTGCAACGGCGATTGATTAGGTGTAACTTGTGTTTGATATTGACCCATAGCACCACCCATAACGTTACCCATACCAGCACCCATGTAACCAAGTCTTTCATATGGTTCGTAAGCTGCAAGTCTGTTAGCTTCTCTTTGTTGATCAAGAATATTTTGTTCAAATAATTGTTGTCCGCGCCCAGCTTGACCCAATGTTGAAATATCTGACCCTTGTAAACTTGGAACTAGTGTAGCCATTCTTTGTTGATCAGCTCCTAGTTGTTGTGCTTGTGTAAATGCTGTGTTGGCTGCTCCTTGTGCATTTTGAAAACCACCTTGTAATAATTGTGCTTCTAACATAGCTCTATTCATATCGGATTGATTTTGATATTGTGCTCTCATAACACCTTCACGACCACCACCTAAGTTACCAGATTGTGCTGCACCTAAACCAATATTAGTTATACCTGCTTGTGCTTGTTTATCATAATTAGCTAATGTTGCATCAATTACATCTTGTTGATACGGAGACATAAAATCTTTGTAAGCATCGGGTCCTGTTAAATCTTGTGCACCTCTCATGTTTGTAGGTAAACCTGCAAACGTTCCTGTACCTGTTTGATATTGTCCTGCTTGAGTTAAGTATGGTGCGTATGCTCCTATACCTTGACCCTGTGTTGTAGCTCTTGTGTAAGCATCTTTAGTTGCCTGGTCTTGACCAGCAACCATTGGCTGAAATTTTGTTGTATCTAATGCTTGAGACGTTAAACCTGTTAACTGCGTTGCATAATCTTTACCTAGATCTTCTACAAATTGTGGTGGTAAACTACGTGTTTCTGTTATTGCCATTAAATTACTTCTCCTATTCTCTCTGATACACTAAACATCTCTTGAGCGCCAGCGTTTCCTTGTGATTCTTCGGATACTCTACCACCATTTTCTAAATTTTTCATCATATTTTCCATAACTTCTGCACCTTTATCTATATCTCCACCGCCAGCATTTCTAACAGCGTCAGCTGTAAATACAAATTCATTTACACTTAGTCTTGCAGGTACATCGTCTGCTTTTTCTTGCTTACCTATTGGCACAAATCCACCTTCAGCTCTATAATCTTTTTCCATGCCACCAAGGTTCATGAGCCCACCTTCTTGAGCTGCTACTCTTCCACCAACAGCATAATTTGGATAAGGTAAATATTGATTTCTTGGAGGTAAAAAAGCATAATAACTTTCTATTTCTTTAATTCTTCCAGCGTCTCCTGATTCATAAGCTTCATCTATTTCTTTTCTAATACCAGATGGTAATACTTCATTACCTTGTGAGTCTTTTAATCTTCCACCTCTTTCAGTCATACCAATGTCTGGATCTTCAGGTTGTTTCATAAAAAAAGGTAATGCAGAAGCACCTAATAATCCTAGTTTACCTAAACTAAGATTACCTAATGTAAAAGGACCCGTGCCATCTTTTAATAATGCTTTTTGTCCTAAACTTTTTGCAAAAGCTCCAAAACCTGTGCTACCAAAACCACTTGCACCAGCTCTTTGTAGTCCAAATAAATTACCACCTCCTGCATAGTATCCACCTAAACCTATAATTGCTGCTTTACCTAATGGACTTTTTAAAACTTTTCCTGCTGCATCAGCCACACTACCTATAGCTTTACCAATACCTTTAGCAATCTTACCTAAAAAAAATCCTTGTCGTGGTACAGCATTCATAATGCCGCCACCTGCTCTAGTTATTCTACCTCCGTTAGCTGCGTATCCAAGTGTTACATCTCTACCAATTTTTTGTCCGGTACCAAATCTGTAATCAAATTCTTTTTCTTCTTCTTCTATTTCTTCTGGTGGTAAGTAAGGTATGTATTGTTGGCCACCACCACCGCCACTTCGGTCTGGAGGATTAATTTGATCTGGAGTTTTACCTCTGTTAGCTAAAGCATCTAATTTTTCTTTTGAAATAGTTGGGTCCATAGCAAGGGTATTATAATCTCTAGCTTTTTTTAAAGTGTTTAATGCTGTTACTTGTGTGTCTGGTCTAAATTTATTAGCAAGAGGATTAAGTAATGAAAATCTTCCTTTTAACGCAGAGTTAACATCGTATAAATTTGGTCTGGTAGATTCTATTGATGTACCTTTATTACTTGTAAGAGTTGCTAACCCTTTTTCTAAATTACTAAAGTCATAACCATACTCAGGGTTAGCTGCTACTTTTGCTGCTAATTGTTCTGCGGATAAACCATAATCATCCATTAAATCTACGTATTGTTCTATGTCTTGATATTTTTGAAACGCTCTTTTTTGTGCAAGTTTTATGTTTTGTTGTTTTTGAAAATTAGAATTAAAAAAATTTGCTTTTTCAAATATATTTGTAGGTTTATAACCTTGAGCATATTTACTTTTTCTAAAATCATAAGATTCTTTTTTAGCTTTCTTGTCATCAAAATCTTTATTTGCTGCTATTGTAGCCGCTCTAATTCTATCTATGGTTGCTTGATATCCAGAGTCACCTCTTTCTTGATACCCGCCACCTCTATCTCCAACTTCAGCAGACTTATCACTAGTTTGTCTGTCTCCATAACTTTGACCAGTGTCACCATAAGTTCCTTTATCTCCTTGTGAGTCTAAAGACATAATACCTTTTGGTCCTGTGTTAGGTCCATTTTTTAATGACCCATGTAAATCTTTTTTAAGTAGTAAATTTTTTTCTGCTTTTGTAATATAAGCTAGTTCTGTATCAGGCGCGTCTGGTCCCGATTGCCATTTAATAGGTATTCCACTTACAGTTTTTTGATTACCAAGATAGTTTTTAACTCCACCTTGTATAGCTATTTTAGCCATGACTACATCCCTCTGTTATAGAGACCCATCAAACCACCGTTGGCTGCCATTGCAACTTTTTCTCTGACATCAACATCAGCTATTCCGCCACCAGGCATCTGCTCTGCCATGTTAACGTTTTCACTCATACTCATTTCTGGAGCTTGAGATTGGATTCCTGATTGATCTTGTTGCAACTGTTGTAAAATTTGTTTCCAGATACCACTTTGAAAAAAAGCTTCAAAACTTTGAAACTGAACTTTTTGTTCTGGCTCCATTTGTGACCATATTTCTGCCGCAATTTCCATGCCTTGTTGATCTTTGCCACCACCCATTCTGATATCACCTCTATTGTATTTAATGTCAGGTGCTCCAGCTTGTATTGATTCGTTCATTGAAATTTTTTCTTCCATAGTATCTCCTTTTACTTTGTTTTTCCTGTTAAATCAAGAGGTGGCATGATAACTGTTACATCTCTTTGCACGTCTTCTTCGGGTATATTAGCAGCTTTTAAAGCTTCTTCTGTTTCATAAATATGCCCTGTTTTTTTGTTCTTAATTGTAGTTATTATTTTTTCTGGTGTTAACGTTATTATATTAGTCATTAGCCTATTATCTCCTTTTTAATATTTAAATAACTAACAGCTACATCAAATGAGTCTGTTGTGCTTGATTGTACTGTAAATGTTTTTCCACCTTCTACTATTAGTGGTTGGGTTAATAATTCTTTTGTTTGATTAGCCGTTAAAGGCACTGATTTTATAGCTGTAATACTATTATTTACAACAGTTACACTAGGTGTACCAGCAGAAGTAACTAATAATGATTTAATAACATAAGTTTCACTAACTAAAGGATTGCCAGATCCTAATGGCGTAAGTGCACTACCACTTGTACTGTTATCTATACCTATAAATTTATATTGATTTACTACTGCCATTAATCTAAAAAGAAACTTCTAGCTTCTATCTCCTGTTTTAATTCTTCTTGAAACGTTGTGTTTAATTTTTCAAGAACAGCATCTAAATCTCTAACTAAAGATTGTGCTACATCTTCTTCATATTCTGGACTAGCTCTAGTTAATGATTGTACTATTTTTGCCATTATCTTCTTCCTCCAGCTTGTATGTCTAATCTAAATGTACCTAGTTTCCAACTAGTATCGACAGCAGTGTTAGATATTGTAAGAGCTATAGCTCTTGCTCTTGCACGTGTATCTACTTTGCTTGTAGAAGTTGTTACTGTAAAAGGACCCAATGATGAACTTGCTGCTGTATTATTAGGATAGTTTCTTAAATCTAATTGAACAATAGCATTTCCTTGTTGAAATATAAAATCCGGAATAATTCTACTAACTCTCATAATATTTTCACCATCACCTCTAAGATCAGCCATGTTAGTTGCAGCTCCTCTTATAACTTTTTGTGTAATATCATAATCACCAGATGTAATATTAGCAGGAATTGCAACAGCATTTGTTGCTGCTTCTTGTTGATTAACTCCTGTTTCATGTTCAAAATAAATAGTAGTTCCATCTGTATTACCTTTAACGTCAAACGATGTATCAGTGCCAGCATCATATTTTGTTGCATGAGGTAAGCCAAACACAGATGAATCTTCCCAAGTTGTTCTAGGAAACAAAGTGCTTGCATTAGTAAACCAGATAGGACGTTTTGCTGTTGAATCTAGATAACTATATGTAACAGATCTAGTATTTACATTTGATGTAGCTGTTGGATAAAACCAAGTAATCTCCCCAAACAAGTTATTAATACCACAGTAAATTAATTGATTAGATGTAGTGTTAAGATCGTCATAAACATAATCTTCTACTAAACAGTCCATTGATTCTAGTTTACCAGTAAATCTAAAAAAACCATTTTCAGACATCCAATACGCAGCACCATCAACTTCAACCGCTGCATTCATACCTATCAATCCGCAGTTAGTACCTACTTGTTCATAAGCAAATGTAAATGGAGTTCCTACAAAACGCATGGTAAATAAAGATGTATCTGTCCAAATATATATTGCATTTCTACCAAGTTTAGCACCCATGATTCGTGATCCGGCGGCCAGTCTTTGTGTACCAGCACTGTTTTCAGCTGTAGGTGTGTAAGTATTAATATCTTCTTGAGACGAGAATCTTATAAACATATCGTCTTGTGTAGTTTTATTTCCTATAGTTGTTTCTGTACCAAAAAAAACTAAGTGACGATCGGGAGTAGATACTAACATATCACGTGACGCTGTTGGTGCACCTGATATAATAGTTGCTCTTGTTGATGTTGCATTTGTTGCATCACCATCCCATTCAAAACATTCTCCGTTATGTATCAACGCTATTAATGTTGATCCTAAGTTGTCTAAAGACCATAGACCAGGATCTGTAACTTTATCAGTGTTAGCTGCAGCTGATCCCCATCCAGTCCAACTAGATGTGTTAGTAACTGTTGCACCATTTAAATGTAAAGATCGAGTTGATCCTCTAGCTGCTCTAGTAATTCCTGTTAATTTATTTCCTGTAATTCCTGTGTAAGATATTTCTTCTGCACCTATTTGAATATAATTAGTTCCTGATGATGGAAAACCTGTAGTGCTAGCTAATGTAATTTCTGTAGCAGAACTATTATTACCATTAGTGTCATCTGCTAAAGCACCATTTAAAGTTGTTGTTAATGAACCTAAAATAGAACCACCCCACAAAGCAATACCCCAACCAAAAGCTCCTATCTGTTCAGCAGGTCCTACGTGATAGTATTGATAATATTTAACACTTCCAGATGTCGTAGCACCAGAACCTGTTTCATTACTATCCATTGTAATAGTTAATGTATCTGAACTAGGTACACTTGTTACCATATATTTTACATCATCAAAATCTGATGCTGAATAATTAGAATTAGTTGCAGTTGAGAAATCACTAAATAATATAATATCTCCAGCTACAAAACTATGTGGTGATGGAAATGTAATAGTAACTTCTTTTTGTCCATTGGTTGTAGTAAAACAATTTGATATAGTTGTTCCTGTTGGATTAACTAAAGGATGTATGTCATAATAAACACCCCCAGAGTATATATATAAAATTCTATTTGTTCCTATTGCTGCAAATTTAGTAGATTCTTTATTAACAAAATGATGCAAACCTCTAGCTGCACCTGTAAGTTTTGATTCTCCTAATTGATTCCAACCACCTATTTTTTCAGGAGTACCATATCTAAAACGAACATTTTCTCCACCTGTCCATTGAGACTCAGCACCTGTTGATGTAACTTGTTTGTTGAACCCTGGTAAGAATCCTAATTTTTGTAACATATAACCTCATTATAATAC